TGGTTTACAAAACGAAGGATTGATGAAACATTATGGTTTTGATGGTTCAGATCACTTCAGATATGCGAGGATATTTTAATGAGTTGGCAAACAGCAGTAGTAGCTGCAATCGGAGCAGCACAATATCAACAACAAGGTGCTATAGGGAAATATAATCAACAAGTACAAAATCGTAATGCAAAAGTTGCGGAACAAGAAGCTCAACTTATACAACAACAAGCTGAATTTGATATAGCACAATTTGATAAAAAATTTAAACAAGTGGAAGGAGAAACAAAAGTTAATCTTGCAAAATCTGGTGTTGTGCAAGGATCAGGAACTGCATATAGAATTGAAGAGTCCAATGCTTTAGAAGCAGAACTACAAAAAAATGTTATAAAATATAATGCAAATGTCAATGCCGCTAGAAGAATAGAAGAAGCTAACTTTTCTAGAATATCTGGTGAAGTTGCTAGACAATCTACAAGACTAGCACAAATAGGAACATTAAGCACTGTAGGAACAAGTTTATTAACAATGAGTAATTTTAATTCCCCTGGATCATCTCAAGGACAATTTGGTTCTACTTCTAATAACTCTAACTTTAGTAATTATTCATAATGCCTAAAATACCTAAATTTATATCAGAAGCAAGAATTACAGAACAATCTGCATCTGTTAAATCAAACATACAAATTCCTTTATCTCAAACTATTGGTAATGCTTTAGCTCCTGTTACAAAAGCAATAACAAAACACGCAATAGCGGAAAAAGATTTAGAAAATAAAACTGAAGCCTTAAAATTAGAAAACGAATCTTTATTAGAACTTACAGATGTTTTTGAAGAAGCAAGTAGATTAGATAATAAAGATCAAGCACTTCAATTAGTTCAATCTAAATCAAAAACTATACAAGATAAATATGCTAATTTAGCATCTAATAAAGCTGTTCAAAATTCTTTTAACAATAGTTATTTAGGAGAAGTTCAAAAAGGAATATTTAAAGTTAATACAAGAGTTTCTAAAAATGTTATTCAAAGTTTAGATAATGAAGTTTCTAAAACTAAAAATAGATTATTAACTGAAGCATTTGTTAGTAAAAATCCTTTAGCAATAGCAGAGTTAAAAAATGATTTAGAATTTTTATATGAAAAAACTTATAAAAGCAGAATTGATGTTGATGCTTATGATAAGTTAATATTAAATATTCCTAACGAAATATCAGTATTTGAAGCTAGTCAAGAAATATCCAACAATCCTAAACAAGCATATCTTAATTTAATGGATGGTACTAAATATCCTGATTTAGATGTAAATAAAAGAATACAATTAGTTAATGAAGTAAAGTCAGTTTTAGTTCCTGAAATAAGAGAAAATTATAAAAACTTTGCAGCTGCAGCATCGGTAGGAAAAAAAATTCCTTTTGATTTAAAATTTGCAAAAGAAATATTACGACCTAAAGAATATCAAAAAATTATTCAAGAACATGGTGCTATTGTAGAAACTGTAGATAATGTCAATATTATTAATAGTGTTAGTGCTAAAGATTTATCAAAAGTTACAGATGATTTTATAAATGATGCAGAACAAAAATATCCTTTTATTAAAAGTCAAAAAATAAAAAAAATATATACTGATGCTGTCAAGAATAGAAATGAAGCTATGGCTAAAGATCCTGTTCTATTTTTAACACAAACAGATGATAATCTAAAAATATTAGTTGAAGAACTAGCAGTTGAAACAAATCCAGATATGATTGTTAAGAAAAAATTAGCTTTAACTGATGTTATAGTTCAAAAACAAATAGATATGGGACAACCCAATTATCAAGTTAAAGTTATGTCTCAATCTCAAGCTGATAGTTTTGTAACACAATATATGAATGGGGATCAAAACATGAGAGTAGCTATGTTACAAAATTTAAACTCAGAGTTTGGTACTTATAACTCACAAGCTATGTTACAGTTAAGTGAAGCAGGTTTACCTGTTACTGCTGAACTTTCTTCTTTTTTTAACAATCCAAAAGTTACAGAAAAATTTTTAAGTTTTGATGAAAAAGATGAACAAGACAGATTAAAACAATTTGCAAAAGATAATAATATAAATTTTAATACTTTAAGAAAAGATGTAAGAGATAATTTAAAAGATTTTGAAGGTGCAGCTATGAGAGGTAGTGCATTTAATAATAGTGTAGCATTAGAAAAAATAGACAACATTGTTGAAACTTTAACATTTTATACTTTAAGTGGCATGGTATCAGGTAAAAGTGAAAATGCTGCAAGAAAAGAAGCTGTTAATTTAATTAATGGAAGTTTCAATGTTCAAGAAACTTTTTTTATACCTTTAATTTATGATGGTAAATCTATTGCTTCAAGTGCAGACTTTATCGCTGAAAAAGCAAATCTTATAAAAGATTTTTATTTACAAGATTTTGGTGCTGTGGCTTTTCAATCTATGGATGAGGATGTTACAGAAGTTGAACTTACTGAAGCTATGACAGATCAAATGAAAAATTTTGGTGAATGGAGAAATAAATCTGATGGTTCAGGAATTATTTATGGAATTGTTTTTAATGATGGTTCTTTTGGTCCAGTTGTTAATAGAGATGGAGAAAATTTAGAATTTAATTTTGACGATACAACTTTATCTATTCCAGGAACAGATAAAGATATTGATGTTGAGATAAGAACCAAATCACAAGAACTTGATCCAAGAGGAGCTTATTTAGCAGTTCCTGAATCAATTAAAAGACAAGAAGAAAATAAACAAGTTAAACTAACTCGTACTAGATAATGGCACAATTAGGTTTTGGATTAAATATAAATGAAACAGCTGCAAAAACAGGTTACGATCAATACTCTGTTAGACTAGGAGAAACACTAGGAGCTGTTGCAGCAGATAACTGGAATTTTAACCCTCTTTCATCTATTGGAACATATTGGGATATGGAGTCTGCTAGAAGTCAATCTATTGAACAAGATCAAAATCGTGTATCAAGAGATGAACTTAATAAAGAATATTCTGATCTTGGTTTGTTTTTTAAAGAAGATGAATTTCAATCTGTTGTAGATATTATGGTTGAAGAGAAAAAAGAAGAAAGACAAAGACAAAGTATTATACAAAGAGGACCAAAAGGTTTTGCAGTGGGAGTTGCTAAATTTGCTACAGGTTTATCTGTTTCTCTTTTTGATCCTATAAATATTGCAGCTTCTTTTATTCCTGTTTTTGGTCAAGCAAGATTTGCTGGTCTTGTTGCACGACAAGGATTTACAAGAGCAAGAGCTGCTAGAGGTGTTGTTGAAGGTGCTGTTGGTGCTACACTTGTAGAACCTATTGTATATGGTGTTGCACAAAAAGTACAAGCTGATTATGGTTTAGCAGATAGTTTACTTAATATTACTTTTGGCACTATTCTTGGTGGTGGACTTCATGTTGGAGCTGGTAAATTAAAAGACTTGAGAACTGCTAGTAAATTTAAACAAAGAATGAAAGAAGCAGGTACTCCTGATGAACAACTTAATTTATATAAAGAATATTATCCTGAAAATTCAAGAATTATGAGAGATTTAGAAATGACAAATCCACAAACAAGAAAATTATTATTAGAAAAATCTCTAAACGATTTATTATTAGAAAAGCCAGTTGATGTTTCACCTGTAGTTAGTGCTGATCCTGTTTTAAAAAATTCTACAGATACTGTAGCCACTTCTCAAATACGAAGTAAACCTAAATCAGAAGTAGATCAAATGGAATTAAATACTGTTGAACAAAATGTTTCAAATAAACAATCACCTGATATTGATATTGAAAATAACAATTTAGAAGTAAGATTAAACGCAATAAAAGAAAATCAAAAAACAAGAAATATATTGTTAGATGATGATGTGGAAACAAGAACTACTAAAGAAGAACTTGATGAAGTTAATACAAGATCAAAAGATTTAGATGAAATAATAAAAGACGCAATAAACTGCGTTAATGGTAGATAATTATGTCAAAAAAATGTTTATTAAGAGTAGAAGAATTACTTAGAAAATCATCAATTAAAGCAGCTAAAAAAGATGAAATTATTAATCAAATAAAAATAGCACAAGCTGAAAAAAGAATTACATCTATTGATGAAATTAATGTTGATAAAGTTGCACAAGAAGTATCTGAACAAATAAAATTAGAAAAAAAAATAAATAAAAGAAATGCTTTAGAAAATGAAATTAAAGGAAGAAAATATGTGGAATATATTTTAGATAATTTTAATGATAACCCACAAGAAGGATTGGTATCAATATTAGTGGGTACAAATAGAAGGGTAGCAGGTGCAAGATCAGCTGTATCAGTTCAACAACACGCAAGTGTTAATCAACTCATTGCAGGATTTAATCAAAAATTAAGACAAAATAATGTAACAACTTTATTTGAAAAAATGGATAAAGAAACTCAAAGAAGAGTTGTTAGAACGATGTATGAATTAAATCAAAAGAAAACTTATGTAGAAGAATTAACAGGTTTAGAACCACCAGTAAAAGAAACTAATCCTGATATTTTAAAATTAGCAAAAATTATGGAAGAGTATTCTGAAACAATAAGATTAAAATTAAATGATCGTGGTGCAAA